TTTACCTTCTTTACTGATGGAATTTCTTCACAAACAATTATGTTTGACTTTTCTCCCAATTTTTCATCAAACTTATCTAGTCTATCTTTTAATTTGGTTTCTCCACCTCTAGCATCTACTATTTCAGCATTACTATTTCCAGCATTAATAATTAGATCATTGAATGTTGTTTCTAATTTTTTCTGTCTTACAGTTGTATTCTCAGTTTCATTATTAATGGCCTCTAGTCCATCTGCTAGGCTTCCTCTTACTTCTTTTCCATAAATAGCTTCCCGTATTTTTTCTAATATGCCACTTATGTTTGCCATACTACACCTCCCCTAGTCTAATACCACTTATGTGAATATATATATTCACATTTGAACTTGCTTTTAAAATATTACATACTATTGGATTATCTATAATCAGAGTTTTATTTGAATCAATGTCAAAATAAAAAGCAGCACCATCTATATTTATAGACACTGTTGCTTTTTCCTCATTTCTATTTCCAATTAGTATTGTTTTTAATACTACTCCATTGGTAGAATCTATTAATTTTTCTTCACTAGTTAAGTTTCCTGTATATAACCTAGCTATCTCATCCATTTTTAGACCCCCATTATCATATATTTTTTCTGTTTCTTTATATCAATTTCATTTAATTTTGTATGATTATCAACATCTACGACATCATTTTTTAATGAATTTACCTTATTATTTGTTCTAGAAATATTCTCAGATAAATTTTTAACGTTATTGACTGCTCTCTGGCTAATATCGTTCTGATATCTCTTTATATCTTCAAACTTATCTCCTATAGTTATAGTAGATGATTGAGGAGCTAATATATCAATGCTCTGCTCTATAACCCTTAAATATTCATCTATTCCCATAACTTGATTAATAACTCTATAATAGTTGTAAATATCAATATTATATTTATCTATTCCTATCAAAGCTAAATCTACAATAGATAGTTTATGTTTCTTTTTTATTTTATTTAGTTCCTCTAACTTCTTTAGTCCTCTATCTTTCAGAACAGATGGAGTATTAACATCATCAAATATTATACTATCTTCTAAAATTCCAAATTCTTTTTGACTCTCAATATCATCAACCCAAGTAACTCCATTATTAACACTTGCAATAGTTAATCTCTCTTCAGTATCCTCTTTTTTACTTCCTAAAGGAGTTATTCTATTCTTAATACTTGTTGGGTCTTTCTCTTGTTCTATTGTAATCATATTTTTAGATAGCCTAATCTCTGTTGGCTTCTTTTCCCCTATTATCTCTAAATAATCAAGATATCTTATATCCCCCTCATATCTTATTCTTAGCTCCCCACCTAAAGTATTTATAAGCTTTTCCTTAATTGTATCAAGTGTTTTATCGTATCCTAGATACCTATATAAAGAATCATTATTATCTTTTACAGTTACTTCACCAACAACGAATTTTTTATCAGGTTGCTTTTTATTGTGATTATCAATTATGATCTTTAAAAAGTCTTTTACTGATATATTGTGATATTCTCCATAAGTTTGTGTACTATCTAATAGATAAGCTAATTCACTCTCACAAACTACCTTTTTAGAAAAGTTACCACTTGAATCCATATTATTAGTTGGAAGTAATACTCTCCCCCTAAATATTAGCTTTTCAATACCTTTTAACTTTTGTATTACTTCTATCTTGCTCTTGTATGGAAACAACTTATTATATCCAGGATTATAAGGACTTATATTAAAGGAAAAACTATCTATAGTATTTATACCTAAATTAACCTTTCCAGCTAGTAATCTAGGTGCTCCATATGTAATTGTAGATGAATTAATTAATGTTATATCATCATTTATTAAATTTACCTCATACACTTTAAAGCACCTCTCTTCTAAATTTAAACCTTATTTCACCTTTACCTTTTAAAGTAAGTCTATTTTCCCCTTTATTTAGCATAAATCTATAATCCTTATTTACTCCTGGCTTGAATAAATAAACACTTTCTCCTTTAATCACCTCAATATCACTAGTTGTTTCAACTTCTGGAACTATTGATGCTATGCTAGGATTTATCAATAATATCTCCTTAATACCATTGATACTAAAATCTGTATTTTGGCTAATTCCATTTATAAAATTAAATGTATCCCATATATCATTTCCTTCTTCGTATTTTCCATATCTAAATGGATAACATATAAATTTAATTTCAATTCTTCCAGTCATCTCAAATACTTCTAAGGAACTTATTTCTTGAGCCCTTCCTACAAAATATCCGTATTGAAAATCAATTTCTAATTTTTCATTTATAGATGACCTTAACCACATTACGACTTCATCATATAATAAGTTTAACTTTTCTCTTCTTAGATCATTAAAATATTCAAACTCTACCCCTATTGACACTACCCTATCAGGATATGAACTTTCACCATATAACTCTGACATATCATAACTTCCATTCATAAATGGTACTGATGCTTTTAATATATTAGGTGTCGGTTGTTCAACATCAACTTTGTACAATAGTAACTTAAAATCATCATAACTTTTTTTGTCTGCGAATTTAAATTGTCCTATCATTCTTAGTTAAACCTCCCATATAACATCATATTCGTACCATTTATCGTGTCTAGCTTATTTGCTAATTCCTCACCATCTAAATTGAATACTGGCTTATTCTTTTCTATTAAACTATTTTGAACTGAAAGCAACTCTATCATCTTTCTAAACATATCTTCCATTGGCTTTATGTTAAAGCTTGATATATTATTTGAATCAAATTTGTCATTTCCTCCTATAGCCTTTGAAAAAGCATTAGAACTCTGAATCATTGTTCCTATATTCTTGCTTGATCTAGTTTGTGGTTGGTAGTAAGCTCCACTTAAAGCGGTATTAGTTAATATTGATTTACTCCTTGCAACTCCAGCTAACTCCTCACTATTAGGATTTATGTTTGTGTTTATATCTATAGATTTAAAAGGATTTATCTTATCTAAAAATTCTCCTATTTTACTTCCAACATCACCTATCCATCCAAATAATTCGGATAATTTATCTATTACCCATTGAATAGGCTTCAATACTGCATCCATAGCTCCACAAATTACATCCCTAAAAGTATCAAATATTGGCTTAACTACCTTACCTATAGTTTGTATGATACTTATAATAGCACTAAAGACAGGCTTTCCTATGCTATTCCAGAAACTACTTATTGCATTAAACACGCTTGTGAATACAGGAAGCAATCTCTGAATAATTGGTGTAACAAATTCTATACAATATTGAATTACTTGACCTATCATTTTAAATAAAGGTTTTATAACTGTTTCGTAAATTGATTTTATTACTTGCCAAAGATTATTAAACGAATCCCTAAAAGCTTCAAATTGAGGTCTGCATGTTTCTATTAATTGAATTGTAGCTTGCTTAATACCTTCCCAATTAGAGTAAATTGCCATAGCAAGGGTAGCAACCACACCTATTACTGCTCCAATTACAGTTATAACAGGAAGTATTGAAGCACTAAAAAAAGCAGCTACTCCTCCAGCTGCTGCAAATGCTGTTGACATTGCTCCAAGTGATATTACTAACATTCCTATTGTGGTAATAATAGGGCCAATTATAGCAAGTAACCCTCCTATAACACCTATTATAATTGTAATAGCAGATGCTATCTTAGGATTTTCTTGTATCCATGACTTTAACTTATCAACTACTCCTTGTATTTGAGGTATTAAATTATTCAAAAGTGGTAACAAACTCTCTCCTATTGGTTTTAAAAGTCCTGTTTCTATAGTTCTTTTTAAACTTCCTGTAGCACTACTAAGATTATCATATTTAATTTCATTAAGTTCTTCTGCACTATCATAAGTTCTGTTAAATGCATCACTTACGAAATTTAATTCTGTTATTACTCCTGGTCCCAAATCTTCCCACATAGTTCCGAATAGTCCTACTCCAACTAAATTTTGTTGTTGAGCATCATCCATTTCAGCTATTTTTTTAATTATTGAATCATAAGTTTCCTTTGCCTTATCTCCACCTTCACTCATTGTATTAGCCACATCTTCAGCATTCATGCCTAATTTTGATAGTGCTTCTTTGGTAGTATTAGATCCATCAGTTAATCTTATATTAAATTCTTTTACAGCATCTCCTACCTTATCTAAATTCCAAGCCCCTGATTGAGCTCCATCAAAAAGAATATTAAACATATCCTCTGCTTCAAGTCCAGCTTTCTCAAATTGAACTGAATACTCGTTAATTGTATCTAACATTTCTCCTGAAAAATCAAGTCCATTTTGAGCCCCTTGGACAATTAAATTAAAAGCTTCATCTGAAGTTAAACCGAATGTATCCATAAGCATATCTACACTTCTTATACTTTCAGCTATATCATACCCAAAAGTATCTTTTAATCCATACGCTTTTTCAGTAGTTTTTTGAAGTTCATCTCCTGTAAGCCAAAGATATTTATTTACTGTTGCAACTGATTCAGCTGCTTCTTCAAAACTTTCACCAAAATTGTTATTATATACATTTTCAGTTACCTTTGTAAGTTCTTCCATATCTTCTGCAGCAGCACCAGTTTTAGCTCTTAAATCATTCATACTTGAGTTAAAAGAATCGGCTTTCTCAATTGCACCACCAAATGAATCTAGAATTTTTTTACCGGTTTCTCCAACCTTTTCACCCACATCCATTACGCCTTGTCCAAGTTCTGACATATGAGCTCCAAATTGTATTACTTCATCTGTTGTACCCTCAATACTTTCTTTAAAACTATCTAAAACTTTCTCACTATAGCTTGCTTCCTTCCCAAACTCACTAATTTCGCCTTCAATTTTTCTAATTTCACTAGAAAGGTTTGAAATATCTGCTTCAGTTTTATTTATAGTAATTTTCATTCCTGTTAAGCTGCTATCAGCATTTATTACAGCCCTTCTTTTACTCTCAAGTGCTTTTTCTGCATCTTTTAAGTTTTGTTCAAGTTTCTTTACTACTGGAGATGTAGCCCCATATGCTGAAGAATAATCCTTTATCTGATTCTTAAGGGACTCAACTTCTTTTTGTTGTTCATCAAAGGCTTTTGTTGCAACTTCCAAGGTATCCTTACACTTCTTCATTTGAGTATTGTATATATTAAGCTTTTCCTTAGAATTTTGAAGTTCTCCTGCTACAAGCTTTAGTTTTGCTTTTTGCCCTTCAAGGGAATTTTCAAAATCCTCTGACCCTGCTTTTGCTTTATCAAATTCAGATTTAAGAACTTTTGTATTCTGGTTTATAGCCTTTATTTCTTGCTTATATCCACCAGCTTTAAAAGCTAATTTTACGGCTAATACTTTTTCATCTGCCATTTTCTCACCTCCTCTGAACTCATAACCTTAAGCTTTTGTCTATTTTCTTTTACAATCCTTTCTTCATATGTTCCACTTTTCTTCACGTTAGATTTTTTAGAAGGTTTATTGTATTGTGCAAATAGATCCAGTTGCTTAAATAAAAATCTTGGTGAGCTTTCCCAAAAAGTTTCATCATCCCAACTTAAGATAGTTCTAGATAGATAATATAAATTGTCTATATCTATATATCCATTACTATCCTTATCTACTTTTTTTCACTTTCCTCTTTAGGTTCTGGTAAGTTAGGTAATAACTCTTTTATTATTGGTGTAAAAACAGCCCCTATTTGAATATCATTAAACTGATTAAAGTATTTTTCCCCAAGAATTCTGTTTGTTTTTTTCTCTCTTACAATACTTCCAACAAGCTTTTTAACACCCTTAATTTCATTTTTCTCCATTAACTCTAGGCCTTTTAAAAATCCAATTTTATTTACTCTTTGGTAATGATCTATTGTAGTGTTATCTAGAACACAAATACATTCTAATCCGTTTAAAAGTATTGGCTTTACAACTTTTTTACTTAAATTAATTACTTCCATAATTCCTCCTAAGCAAAAAGGGAGAATTACTCCCTTTTTTTAATTATCTATTTATTCTTTTTAGCAGCTATATCGAAGGTTGATACTCTTCTGGTAATACAGGGGATTCAAAGAATTTGTCCCATCTTTCTTTTAACCATGTTTTTTCTTCTTCAGATGATGTTGCTTCTATTTCAGCCAAATCTATTATTGCTTCTACATCTCCAGTAGATGCAAGTGGTAACCCAACTCCTGAATAAGTATATGTTTGTCCTTCAGCTTCATCCTCAATAGTCTTATTGGTATGAGAATTTCTCGTAAAGCCAACATTGTAAATAATTCTTCTTCTAATATTTCCATCACTCATTAGGATTTCATATCCTACTGCATAGGCTGGAGTTTTATCTCCAATATTTTTATAGGCCATCCCACCTTTATAGCCTTTACCTGTGATTTTTGCATCTAATGATGGTGGAGTATCTGATGATACTTCCATATCTACAGTTACTTTTGATATAGATTTCTTACTTTGTTCTACAATATTATCTCCATAATATTGCCCTTCTCTGTATTCATCCTCTGTTTCAAAATTCACCGCCCATGGTAATAGAAACTTCTCTCCGTAAGTCGGCTTAGAACCAACCTTATCCGTTTCAAGTGGCCACATAGTTATTCTGCTAATTCCTTCTTCTCTAGCCATTTATAATTCCTCCTTACATTATCTTTTTATAATTCATAGTTATTTGATAATAATTAACTCCCTCAAACTTTATAGGACTATTAATTGCTACCTTCTTAAAATGTGCTTTTTCTAATTCTGATTTAATTTTATTTACAGTGCTATCAATATCACTCTCAATGCCACTTTCAATATATAAATTTAAATATATATCATATAGAGCAGTTTCTTCTCTATTGTCACCAGAACTATTTGGATATTCATTGAAGGTATAAACTAATTGAGGATATTCATCTCCTACTCTTTCAAGGTAATTAACCTCTATTCCTACTGATTTAAGGGTATTTTCTATTAGCTCTTTCATACTTATATCACCTCAAAGCATTATCAATTTCAGTTGATATAATATCAATCATTTCTTTTTGTGCATCTTTCTTACACTCTTGAAAAGCCTTTTCAACCCATCCAACATGTTTAGTTACATGAGTCTTTCCTACATCATATCCGTAATTTTGAAACCAAAGATGCTTTGTTTCTTCCCAGTTTGTTTTATCTATACCAGCCTTTCCCCAAACACTTCCACTTTTATATGACTTAACAGATATAACTTTTAAGGCTTCTCCACCTTTTCCACTCTTTTTAGGTGCATATCTCTTAAGGCTTTTTAATGCTGTTTTTGTAGCTCCTCTTACAGCTTTTACACCAACCTTTTTACCCACATTCCCTAAAGAATCTAATGTATTAAATAATTCGTCAAAGCCTTCTACACTTAAACTCATTATTTACACCTTCTCGCCTTAATTTCTATATAAATTCCTCTTTCCTCAATATCATTTATATAAGCTATCTCATAGGCTTGATTTCTAAAGATAATCCTATCTTCTTCGTGTATTTTTATTGTTTTACTAGCTCTTATATAAAAAGTTTTTTCTATTTTTACACCAGTTCCTTGAGCTTGAATAAATTCATCTCCTCTTACATTCAAAACCTTTGCTCTTGTTTTGATTTTATCTTCCCATACAGGAACTTTAATCTTATCTACATTCTTTTTGTATACACAATGTTGAATTGTTATAGGATGCTTCAATTCTCCTGGCGATATTTTAAACTTCAATATACTCACCCCTATAAAAGATTTTGTGAATATGAATCTAAAATTGAAGATATAAGAATATTAGCCTTGCTACTATCTGCAGAATATACTCTGTTTTCAAACATTTCATTGCATATTACCAATAAAGCTATAGTAATATCTTCATGCATATCTAATTCATCATCACTTAATCCTGTATAAGACTTAACACGACTTTTAGCACCTTCAAGAATTATCTTCAATAATCCACTGTCTTCATCATATGCATTTGCATATTCTTTAACTATTTCTACATCTACTTCACTAAACTTCATATTTACTCCTAAAAGAAACAAAGAGTATCACCGATACTCTTTGCATTGTATGAATTTTATTTCTTAATCTTCATTTTCACTTGATCCTTCGCTTTTAGTTCTCTTACTTCTGCTGCTTAACATTGTTGCTGGATTAAACACTCCTGCCATTTGTTCTTCATCCTTTGCTTTACCATCCATATACACATCTGAACCATATCCAATTAGTCCTTTTCTTGTATACATAGAATCATTATATATATAAAGAGCTACTGATTTTTGTGTATTTGTATGATAGGCTTCTGGAGTAGCAAGTACTATTAAGCACTTTTCACCTTCATCCTCTATTGTTGGCAATGCATCAGTTACTTCAACAGGTAAATTTAATAACTTATAACCTGAACCTTCTGCAACATTAGGTTGTAATAATGGTCTTCCTATAGAATCCTTTAATAAATCAATTTGTAAGAATGTATTATCATTCATAAACCATTTTGCTCTATTACGTACCGATTTCTTTATACTTGCTTTACACTTCTTTAGTGTGTCTACACTTAAAACGCCTCTTTCTTCTAATGTAAACTTCTTTTCTTCTTTTATTGATTGAACTATTCCTTTAGGTTGCTTAGTTCCTGAACCATTAAAAATAGCATCTTCTATTGCATCTGTCATTGAATCTGCTATATCTTCCTTTATGAATCTTTGAAGATCTAACTCTGCTACATTTACCATTTGTTGAGTAATTGCAGACTCTCTATATAATCTATTTTGTCCTAGCTCAACAACTTCTAATGTAGGTATAGTTGGTGTTGGATCATCTGCTGGATTTTCATCTTCCCACTTCGCTGCACCTGAAGTCTTTTGCTTAGGTATCTTTACATTACCTTTTATAGAAGTTGAATTAAAGAAATTGTAGACATCACTTCTATCCTTAATCTCCTTTATAATCTCCTTGGAAAGCTCTGAATTTATCACATAACCACCTTGCTCATTATTTCCTGCATTCATAGCAGTTGTTGATGCTCTTGATTCAGCTGCTTTCCCCAAGAAAATATCTCTAAGTTCCTCATTATTTATCTCTTCTTGTGTTCTTTTTTCTTCTTCCTCATCATCCTTTTTCTCATCAACATTATTAAGGGATCTTAACGTCTTATCTTTCTTTATTAAAGAATCTATCTTATTTATTTCATTTTCAATTTCAGTACATCTAGTTTCTTCATCATCTGTTAATGTTCTTACTTCTCCCTTAGCAGCTGAAACTATTCCTTCCATTTCCTCAATTAATTCATTTCTCTTTTCTTCTAAGCCCTTTACTTCTACTGGTAATGCTCTAAATTCTGCTATTTTCTTAACCTTTTTTGCTAACATTTCTTTGCCTCCTTAAATTTTTCTATCATTTTTTCATACTTCTCATAATTATTGCTGTTATCAGTAACAACTCTAACTTCTACATCTAATGTTCTTTCTTCTACTAGAATTTCCTTATTGTCTCTCATTTCTATTGATGTTCCTACATATGCAGGCATTCTAGTATCATCAATAATTGACACTTCAAATAAGTCTAATTCTTCAATAAACCTTTTTTGAGTTCCATCTTGGTCTATCCAAGAATCTTTTTCAGGATAAAACCCAAAAGACCATCCTCTTAATTTTCCTTCTCTAGCTTTTTGAACAGTTTCAGGATCCTTGACTGTGCAAATTGCCCTTAATCCAATTCCATCCTCAAATAACTCTAAATTTCCCTCAGATGTTGAACCAAGCTTTCTTTTTTTATCATGATTTAATAACAAATCTACATTTTTACGCTTTTCTAATGACTTTTGAAATGCTTCAGGCTTAATTTGTTCAATAAATTTCCCTCTTGGAGAAGGTATTGGCTTACTATCCTTACCAGTTGCATTTACATATCCATCTAGAAGAACGCTATCACTTCTTACTTCAATCCTCATTTGTCTCCTCACCTCCCTTCAAAGAATTAATATTTGTAGTTTTATTTGTATTTGGAGTGTAAATTTCTCCAGTTTCAGTATCATAAATAACATCATTAAGTCCTAATACAACCTTATTGTTAAATGCCTCAATAGGAGGTTTGTTTTCCTCATATCTAGCCTCATTAATGGTTAATATTTTATTCTTAATACCTATTTCATAAGCTTTATACCTCTTTTCTATGTCTCCCTTTAACACTTCTTTAGTATCATGGGCAAAAAAATAAGACCCTTTTTCTTTTTCAAGAAGTAAGTCTCGATTTGAAGCTGATTCTATTGCATGTAATATTGGCAATATAGCTAACTTTATGAACTTTTCATAGTCTTCTTTATTTGCTTTACCATCTCCCCCTATAATTGAAGGTGGTACATTAAATATCTTGCAAATTTCTTCTGCATTTGAAGTTTTATTCTCATTTATCTGCATTTCTGTTGGAGTTGCAGAACTTTCTTTGAATTTAAGTCCTTTATTCAATACAACACAATTCTCTGAGTTGTTTGAGTACATATTTCGCCATTGCTCTTTTAACTTGTCAATAGCATCTTTGACCAACTTATTTTCACTTTCTATGAAACCTTTCTTGTTACCACCAGTTTTAGAAAGTATATTTTCATAATTTAATGAATTATAGACTACTGATAATAGTAATGGTGATGTTTTAATTATCCCCTTGCCTTCAGCTCCATCACTTGAATTTCTTAATAATTTAAAGAAATTGTGAGGATAATACTTTTCTCCATTAACCCAAATATCATAACTCTTAAATATTGGGTCAATATTTTTATGAACATTAACTTCTTTAGGTTCTACATGATGAATACTTACTATTTTATTTCTTTGCTTATTGATATAACTATATGAATTCCCATCAAGGAAATAATCGTATATAGTTGCTTTCCAAAACTCAAAAGCGTTTAACGTATCCCCTGTTTCATCATTTAAGAGTTTAATTCTATAATCGTCAATTACCTCTTCTACTTTTCCATTCTCTTCTCTATATAATTTGAGTGGAATCATAGCAACTGTATTCGCTATTAATTCTATACAACCAAGGACTGTTGCTATATTTAAAGCCTTTTCTGTATTGATACTATCTGTTTCTACTAAAGCCTTTAATAACGTATTAATGTCAGCAAGGCTGTTTATAGCTTCTTCATCCAAAACTTCTTCTGCATTTCTTTTTTCTTTCCTAACTCTCTTAAATAGCTTCACTTTATACCTCCTCTCTAAATAACTTGAATTGTAAAATCATATTCTCCAAGTTGATCTACTTGTAATAAGAATATTGCATCTACCAAAGCCATTACTAAATCTATTTTTCCCTTTGACTTTTTCTTATTCAGATATTTGTTTTTATTGGTATCTTCTGTTTGTCTTGCATTTTCAAAATTTCTTTCTAATAAATTATTTTCTTCATATCCAAACTTTTTAGAAAGAATACTTTCTTTTAAGAGTTTTATAGGAGCGTGTAGAGTTCTACTATGTTGTTCAACTTCTACAGTTGTATATCCTTGTGCCTCCCACTTTTGTGCTGAAGATAAAGCGTTTCTCCTGTCATAGCCTATCTTGTTTATTACAACACCATATTTTTCTTCTAAACCACTTACAAACTCTTCTACAACAGAGTAACTAATTACATCATCCCCACAAGAATAGCATGTACCTTTTTCAATTTCTTCCCTATAATTTATATCTTCATTTTTACTCTTCTTTTCAACTCTTAATTCAGGAATGAAGGCCCATGTTTTCGCAATAATTTTCCCTAAATCCTCATCAAATGTAACCATAGAAACTGCTGTATTATCTTCTGTTTCAGCCAGGTCAACTCCAATGTAAACTTCCCTATCTGACCAGTCATATTCTTCAATAGTACATTTTTTTACTGTATCAATATCTAAGAATACCTCTCCTGCCTTTTCTGGTAAAAAGTAATTCATACTTTTGGTTAGATATTCTGTCTTTTCATCCTCTTTAACTGATGCTTTATCCCTATCTTCTCTTATGATTTGATAGTTTTCTTCAATTCTAAGTGGATTAGCTTGATACATTCCTACATCATCCCAAAGATGCTCCTCCTCTGAATAATATAGAAGTGCAAACATTCTTTGATTTACACCATCACCTTTTAAAATTTTTCTTATATATTCTAAATCTGATTTCATTATAGAGCCATCTATAGCATAGGCAGTTGTAGTTCTAAATACTAATGGGTTTATAACATTCCTTTGCCCCGATTTCATTGCAGTAAAGTTTGAATTATCTTTAAAGTTAGCATGTTCATCTGAAACAAAGGCTGATGGTCTTATTGAGTTGTTTTTCCCTGATTCTGCAGTTCTTGGTTGGAAAAAGCTTTTAGTTAATTTGCATTCTATTTTTCCAACTTCTCTCTTTGACCACTTGAAATATTTAGCAACTTTAGGACTAGCCTCTAGGATCTGCACCATAGCTTTTCTAATTTCTGCTGCAAGTTCTCTTGTTAAGCAAATAGAATAAAATTCACTATAATTTTGTTCTGTTAGCATTAACAAAATAAAAATAACCCCTACTATAGCTGTTTTTGCATTCTTTCTAGCTATAAAAAGAGTTATATCATTATATCTAAACTTTTTATTATTATTTTTATATCTCCACCCAAATACATTAGCAATTAGAAAACATTGAAACCCAACAAGATTTTCTAAAATAGGTTTACCAGCAACAAATCCTGTTGCAAAGTTTAATAGCATTAATAAATTATTTATTATTTTAAGCTTTGACATATCAAAGTAAAAATCAAATTCCTCATTGTTTTGATTTTCCAAATCATCTAAAAATGTTTTACATTGAATTTTTACTTCTTCAGTAGTTATTTCTTTTCCACCAACTACATCTTGAGCATATTCTAAAGCCTTATCAAATAAAATCATTACTCACCTTGTAGTATCCTTACTACATCATCATCTTTCAATTCTTTAGTCGCTAAATTAATATTTGATAACTTTGCTCTAGATTGTGGACTTAATGATAACTCACTACACCCTCTATAAAAATCAGCTGAATAATTTTTTCTACTTGATATTATTTCTTTTCTAAATTGTAATGCTGGATTCTTATTTATTTTATATTCAATACCAATAAGCCTATCAATAGCAATACAAGTATTGATTAAAATAAATAGATCTAAATTTCCGAGTAGTTTTGATTCTTCTAATTCATGTACTATAAATTCAAATATCTTTTTCTGATTTTCTGTTAATTCATCTGGTGGTAATATCTTATCAGACTTACCTCTTAAGATATTTTCATTTTCAATCCTTGAATCAATTTCCTCTTTAGTTTGACTGCATTCAGTTAAAAGACTTGCAGCCTTACAAGGTCTTGCCATAAAATTCTCCTTTCTATTATTTTAATTTTTAAAAATTTTCATTTTACAGATTTTTTTACTCTATATAAGGACAGTTAACTGGAGGGCAAAGGCTCACTAAAATTTAATGTATAGGGGGGAGTATTTTTTCCTTTTATTTATTTGTTCAATAACTATTTCAATTAATTCCTCCTTAGGTATTGAGCCTTGTTCTGCTAATCTATGATGATAACCACATAAAGTTATTAAGTTATCATCTTCAAGCCATAAGCTTTCATCTTCCTCTATTGGTACTATATGATGAACTTGTAATGCTTCTTTATAATTTAATATGGTAACTGTTCTATATAGTTTTCTTAAACAAATTTGACATAAGAAATTATCTCGTTTCTTTATCTCAGCTCTCTTTCTCTTCCACACTGCTCTTCCTCTTAAATTGTCAGCATGACTTCTTTCTTTGTTGTATCTTATAGGCTTAGGCTTTAACTTGCATTGATAATTAGATGGATGTATCTTCCCACAATACCTACAACTTTTTAACCTCATTGATAACTATTCCTCCATCAAATGCAACTACATCAAAGCCTTTAGGTAATACAATAGCCTCAATGTCCTTGTCAGATAACTCCTCTTTAAATCTGTTTACTGCATCTCTTGTAAGACATGATTTATTTATTAATATCAGTCTTTGTTTTTTCTTATTTCTTTTAAATATCTTCATTAACATTCACCTCTATATCTCTATCATTGAATTGTTTATTGCTTTCTCTTTAAGCTTTAAGTTCTTCTTGTCAATAGATACTTTATTAGGATCTTCCATCCAATGAGCCTTTTTCCTATTAACTAGATAAAACTTTTGAGCAGCTAAGTCAGGTCCTTTATACTTCTTAACTTTACTAATCTTAACATCTTCTTTTGCAAGAACAGTTTGACCATCTTCAGCCATAACTTCTTCCTTAACTTTTGTCACAACTTCTTCATAATATGTATATCCTGTACAACATTTAAATAATGCTTGCTCTACTAATTCATTCTTTTTATTTTTCCCTTGAGCAATTGCCTCTTTTAAAGCACTATTTTGTGACTTATATCGCCTAAAACTTGAGTAACTCACCCCTATTTTTTCAGCGATTTCCTTATCAGTGCAACCTTGCTCAACCCATGATTCTATCTTGCTTAAGCTACTGTTTATTAACTCCTCATTACTCTTCATTTTTACGCCTCCTTTATTGAGCACTTAGGTTACTACAAGGTGCTCACTTTTTAGTGTATTTCCCACCTTTTTTAAATCATAAAAAAAATAGCAATTTTATTAATTACTATAAATCCTACTCTAACCATTGATATTACTTACCTAGAGTACTATTTTGTTTTATCCAATAAATACGCCATAACTGTATAGATTACCCATTCCATTTTTCCTCTGCATATATTAGTAGATATTTTTCTTAAACTCTTTAAATAGACCTCCATTCTTTTTTGGACTATTTATAACTCAAAAAAAATTAGAGTTTTTCATCAGCTATACTTGCTGCTTCTTCTCTAACTTCTGCTTCTATACCTAAATATTGTTTAGTAGTCTCTATACTTTTATGTCCCAATGCTTTTCTTACCTTCTCCAGATCTCTAGTAATTTCATAAATTCTTGTTGCATATGTCTTTCTTAGACTATGGCCAGATATATTTTCTATTCCTAGCTCTTTTCCTACTCTCGAAAGAATATTGCTATAAGATTTAGCTGTTATATAATCATTACCTGTTGTAGATTTAAAAGCATATTCAGATTTTGATTTTCCTTTAACATAAGCCTTCAATAACTTTTTTAACATAGGCTTTATTAAAGCTTTTCTTTTCTTTGGAGGCTTTCTTCTAGAATTAGGATTTTTCTTTATATGCTCAAGCCATGATTTATATTGTTTTTGTTCTTGAATACAGAACTCTTCATTATCTAACGCCTCTTTAATCTCACCAATAGTTAAACATACAATATCCTGTAATCTATAACCAGTTGCAACATCAAGATAAAATATCATCATATTCCTCTCAGCATTTTTTCCACTAACTTCTTCAAGCTTATATTTAAACCTTTCGTACTGCCTTTCTGGAATAGGATTAGCTGGCACCTTTTCACCTCTAATTATCTCTACACTCATAACATCACCTTTGTTTTATAGCTCCATTAACTCTTTTATAACTACTATGTTTAATACAGCTTCTAAAGTCTTGCATAGGATCATAAAGAAGTTCTTCTATTTGACATTGATACCTTTTATATTTAGGACATGGTGAACCAGGTGAACAAGCACATAATAATTTTGACTCTTTCCATCTTGTAAACATATTAAGTTTTTTTAATGCCACCTTATCACCTCTTTCTAAAAATAAAAGCACAGGCTTACTCGCTTGTGCTTATGTATTAAATCTCTATATAATTTTTCACTATACTAATATAGTAATCAGTATTCTCTAATTTATCCATTAAAAAGTTTTAATTTACTCCCTAAATAGTCCTTTTTTTATCCCTATTTTGTCCCTTTAGCAATATCCAAGTCCTATCATAAATTTATTAATAGCTTTTTTCTTTATTTCATAAAACCTATTTTTACTTATTTTTAGTTCTTCAATTACTTCTTGATTAGTTTTATCATCTCTAAAGTAACTATAATCAACGACTTTCTTACTATCATTATCTAATTTATCATATACATAATTTATAGCATTAACTATTATTCTCTTATACTCTTGGTCCACTATTGCTTTGCCAACTGGATCTGATGGACTAATATTTTTATCGAAAATTAAATCTGGTCTACATGCTGAACCAAGTCCAGGCATCTCTATTGAAATTAAATAGTAAGGGTAATTTCTTAAATCATTCTCAACTTCTTTTTTTATCTTTTTATATTGCTCTTTAGTTATTTCCATAAAATCACCTATCCCTTTTTCAATCTATATGTTATAATAAGAATAGATGTTCAGTTAGAGAAACGATTCGCTAACTATAATTTTCTCTAACCCTAAGGTGTTCGTTATGAACACCTTTTTCTTTATATACTCCCTAACTTACTAATACTCTAATCCTAAACATTTAACTGTTGTTGCTATATCTCCTGCAAATATAAAATACGTATACTTACTACTCTCTTTACTTGGTGCTAGTCCCAAATATTTTAATTGCTCTATAACAATCTTTTCCCTCTTATTACTAAACTTCACTCGTGTTTTATTTTTATCTATTAACCTAAATTCCATTTACATATTCCTTTCTTAGAATTACGACATAAAAAATACCGCATATCCACTTTTGAATAATACGGCATTGAATCACTTTAATATTTAATTTTACTATCCTTATAGCTTAATAAGCTAATAATAAACCGAAATTTGTCGCACTACACAAACATCAAACTATTCTATTTCTTGTAGTTGTTCATACTGTTTACTATCAATTTCATAAATTCCTTGATAAGGTTGCTCGATATAATATTTCATATTATCTTCATAAGCAAATAATGTACTTGTACCTGTTTCAGATTGAATATCAATCTTGATATAACTTTCAACTTGTGGAACATCTTGAACACTTTCCTTGCGAGTTGGTTGGGCGTTAGAAATATTAGAAATCATATTACTTATCCAAAATTTACCCAAATGATTTTCTGTCTTTCCTGCAACTGTTACATCAACAGACAATATGTTTCCTGCTTTAGGCAACATAATAGGATCAGCTTTTTTTCCACATGCAGTTAAAGCTAAAATACAAATTAAATATAAAAATAATGAAATATATTTTTTCATTATTTTACCTCCTTTCTCTTTGTAATTGAAGAATTATATCTTAAAATGCAAAGCACCAATTTATCCAGTTCTGCAAACTAGGATTTTTCATTTACATAACCCACTTCAAAATTATCGGAAATATCTCTATAACAAAATGATTATCTTTAATGTCTGTTGACGGATGTAATTCAGTAATATCTATATTTACACCAGAAATAATTACTTTTTTTAAATCTCCTATATCTCCAAAAACCAAATATTGAACAGCTATATATTCAACATTTTGTTTTTCATCAGGTTTTGATGGCATCGTTTCAAATGGCTTCTCAATATCAACACCTATATTCTCTAAATACTTAGCCACTAAAGGATACGATTTTCTAATTTCTTTTATATAATTCTTACAATAAGCACACTGACATAAATCAGATGATGACAATTGCTCATAGTATTCTTTTGTTTTTTCAAAATTCATTATCTCACCTCTAAATTGAAATCTATACAGGAACATAAATTTAAATCCGTTATTTTGCAAAACTTAAATATTAATAAATTTCAATTCTTTTTCAGCTTCTAATTTAGATTCATAAAATATAACTTCATTGTACGGTTTAAGATTATTTTTCCAACTTTTAGTTGTTTCTAAAAACTCTTTCCCGCTATTTGCAATTAAAAAACACTCTTTATTTTTATTGATATAGCATATTGGTAAATCACGTTGTAAATCTGTAAATGAACCAACAGTTCCAATTAAACCACCCTCGCTATCTGTTGCGAAAAAATCTACTTGAGGAACTGTATAAAATGATAATTTAATAATATCTTCATCAAAAATAAAATGTATATCATACTCATCAGCATATTGTTGATAAATTTCATTTTTATCATTTGAATCCATATGATAAATAGTACTACCAGATGTAATAACTTCCGTATCTTTTATACCTATACATATAGCTGGACAATTTTCTCTTTTTGTTACATCTAAATATACTTTATTCATTTCCCCTCCATAAATTCTAATTTATCTAGTAACTTAATACTACAACCTATGATATAAGTTAATTATATCATGTTTTATAAATACCGTACTATTCAATTTTCAAAGATCAATTTTTCTTAGTTAGTTCGCAATATCTACAAATTGTGATATAAAAAAATACCGCTATTCAATTTTGAATAATACGGTATTTTTAGCAGTTTAATATTTAATTTTTCATTTATAATAGTTATAAATTATTGTTTATAAAAGAGCGGTGAAAAATAACGAATTTACTATTATAATTATCACCATAATAGTAGATAGTATTTTCCCAACCTTTGAACCAAAGTTATTCTTAAACTTATAACCCAAAATTAATGATGGAATAAAAAATAATATAGAATAAAAAATTGTATAATGAGTTCCACTATTTCCATTAGACCATGCCTTTAAACCAATATAAGTCAAAATGTTATCCCCTATAGAGATATCATTAAATGTAAAACTAAATAAACATCCAATAATAAATAATAATAAAGAAAGTGAACCTATTCCAATTTTAATTTTTTTCACACTACCCACTCCAAATATAAATATTCATCTAACTTAAATTCTATATAATATGTTATTTGTCATTATATAACTATTATAACATATTTCTTAAATACCGCATTATTCAATTTTCAAAGATCACTTAGTTCGCATTTTCTACATATTAAGATTTAACAACTGTTTGAATATACTCTCGAAAATAGGTACCGGAATACTATTACCTGCTTGTTTGTATAATGCTCCATTTAATTTACTTGGTTTGCCTGGATGCG